AAAACAACACACCAACTTATATTTCTCCAGCGATTTTAAGAAATTTGTACATAGCATTGGTGTCGAAAAAGAATTGCATGATAATGATCAGAGATTGGTTATTCCTTTTTATGATAAGGATAATAATTTAATTGGTGTTCAGGGTCGAGCATTAGGTGAATCCAAACTCAGATATATAACGATTCGATTGCATGAATCTAATCCTAAACTTTTCGGTATGAATAATATTGATGAGTATGAAAGAATTTGTGTTGTTGAGGGTCCTATTGATTCTCTATTCTTAGAAAATGCTGTTGCTGTTGCGAGTTCTAATTTGGAATCTGTTGTTGATTACTATGATAAGAGTAAAGTTGTTTTGGTGTTTGACAATGAACCTAGAAATAAAGAAATTGTTAATTTAATGGAACACGCAATCGAAGATCATTTTAATATTTGTATTTGGCCCGAAATGGTCGAAGAAAAAGATATTAATGATATGGTTTTGAATGGTTTAACACCTGAAGATATTCAAGATATAATCGATAAGAATACATTTGTGAATCTTAGGGCTAAAATGGAATTCGTAAATTGGAAAAAATGTTAATGGAGTATAATCATGAATGTTAAATTGATTAGTTATTCACAAGGACTTAATGGTGAGTCTCTTTTGGATCAGGTTGCATATACTGCTAGAGTGTCGAATCCGTCCAACCAAAACAACACAGGAACGTCTGAGAAGTTGGTTCGTTACTTGATTAATAACCAGCACTGGTCGCCGTTGGAGATGGTTTCCGTGTGTTTGGAAATCGAAACCACAAGAGATATTGCACGGCAGATTCTTCGGCATCGTTCATTTTCTTTTCAAGAGTTTTCGCAACGATATGCTGTTGCAGATTTAGGTTGGGATTATAAAGAGGCTAGATTACAAGACACCAAAAATCGACAGAATTCAATTGGACTTGATGACGCCGATGATGATCAGCGTAAACTTGCGATTGAATGGGAACGAGCACAAAAACGTGTTACCTTTGTCGTACAAAAGGAATATGATTGGGCAATTAAGAATGGAATTGCTAAAGAGCAAGCGAGAGCAGTTTTACCTGAAGGCATTACAATTTCCCGTATGTACATGAATGGAACTCTTAGATCCTGGGTACACTATATACAACTTCGGAGTGCCAATGGTACTCAAAAAGAGCACCGTGAAGTTGCCATGGCTTGTGCTGATGCAATTGAGCCAATTTTCCCAATGATCAAGGAGTATATCAGTGAATAGTTTTAATGATGTTGCAGTTTTTATGGAGGCATGTGATCAAACCTCCAAAGGGTTTTGTGGACAAAGTGATCTGTATCTTAAATTGGTCCGAGAGGAATTTGAAGAATTGATGCTTGCATATAAGAATCAAGACATTGTGGAAATCGCAGATGCTTGTGCAGACTTGAAATGGGTAATCGAAGGTCTTGAAAATACTCTAGAACTTCCTCAACAAGAGGTATGGAATGAAGTGTCCCGTAGTAACCTAAGTAAAATCTCCCCCAGTGGTAAAGTATTGAAGCGCGAAGACGGTAAAGTCCTAAAGCCTGAAGGATGGACACCTCCCAATATCAAATTAATTCTAGAAAACGAAAATGAGTAAACTTATGGAATATATGGGTATTAATATCGATTTGGATAGAGATAATCTATTCGATGACTTAGGCATCAAGAGACTAAAAGAATCGTATATGAAAGATACGGAAACTAGTCCGCAGGAAAGGTTTGCATATGTTAGCTCGGTTTTTGGCAGTAATAGAGATCATTCTCAGCGTCTTTACGATTACAGTAGCCGGCATTGGCTTAGTTATTCTACTCCCATTCTTTCTTTTGGGAGGAGTAAGCGTGGCCTTCCTATCTCTTGCTTTCTTAATTTCATTGAAGATACTTCGGAGGGATTAGTTGATAACTTATCTGAAACAAATTGGCTTTCGATGTTGGGTGGTGGTGTCGGAATTGGTTTTGGCATTCGCTCAACGGATGATAAATCTACTGGAGTCTTACCCCATCTTAAAATGTATGATGCATCATCTCTCGCGTACCGACAAGGCCGCACTCGCCGTGGTAGTTATGCTGCATATCTTGATATTTCTCATCCTGATATTATTTCATTTTTAGAAATGCGTAAGCCTACGGGCGATCCAAATGTACGTTGTCAAAATCTTCATCATGGGATTAATATCACTGACGATTTTATGAATATTATCGAAAAGTGTATGTTGGACCCTGAAGCGGACGATTCGTGGAATCTTACTGATCCACACAGCGGAATTGTGCGTGAAACAGTATCTGCGAAGCATCTGTGGCAAATGATTCTTGAATTGCGTATGCAGACTGGTGAACCATATCTGCATTTTATTGACACCAGTAATGCTGTTATGCCACAATGGCTAAAAGATAAAGGCTTGAGGATTAATCAATCAAATCTTTGTTCTGAAATCATTCTACCTACAAATGAAAAGCGAACAGCGGTTTGCTGCTTATCGTCTTTGAATTTGGAGAATTATGATGAATGGAAAGACCATCCCACTTTCTTGCTTGATGTTGCTGAAATGCTTGATAATGTTCTTCAGTATTTTATCGACAATGCACCTTCCACCATTGAACGCGCAAGGTTTTCTGCCAGCCGTGAGCGCAGCATCGGTATCGGTGCTCTGGGTTTCCATGCTTATCTACAACGTAACAATATTGCGTTCGAAGGAGTGATGGCTAAAATCACAAACAGGCAAATGTTCAAACACATTAGAGGGGGTCTAAATGCTGCAAATGTTAAACTTGGATCCGAGAGAGGTGAAGCGCCTGATGCAGAAGGTACTGGTTTCCGCTTTAGTCACCTTATGGCTATTGCTCCCAATGCTTCTTCTTCCATTATCATGGGCAACACTTCTCCTTCTATTGAACCTTATCGTGCCAATGCTTATAGGCAAGATACTCTATCAGGTTCTTTCCTAAATAAGAATCGTTGGTTGGATAAATTGATTAAACAACTGACTAAAAATGATAATGAATATAATGATACTTGGTCTAGTATCATTGCTAATGATGGTTCGGTACAACATCTTGACATTTTGGATGAAATCCAAAAGTCGGTATTCAAAACTTCAATGGAAATTGACCAACGTTGGGTGATCGATCTTGCAGCCGATAGACAACAATATATCGACCAAGCACAATCTTTGAATCTATTTTTTAGGCCCGATAGTCATATCAAATATATTCATGCTATTCATTTCATGGCATGGAAAAAAGGTCTGAAGACTCTATATTATTGCCGTTCAGAAAAGATTGGTAAAGCAGATAAGGTTTCTAAAAAAGTAGAAAGAAGCATTATCAAAGAATTAGATTTAACACAAATTGCACAAGGCAATGATTGTATTGCATGTGAGGGATAAAATGATCACAAAAACTAATACTAGAATTACAGATGAGAGAAACAATTTTAAGCCATTTAATTATCCGTGGGCATATGATGCTTGGCTAAAACACGAACAATCACATTGGCTTCATACTGAGGTGCCGATGTTGGAAGATGTAAAGGATTGGAAAAAACGACTAACTCCAAATGAACAAAAGTTTCTAACCCACATATTCAGGTTTTTTACCCAAGGTGATATTGACGTTGCAGGTGGTTATGTACAGAATTATCTACCGTATTTCCCTCAACCTGAAATTCGTATGATGTTGATGGGTTTTGCAGCAAGAGAAGCATTACACGTTGCGGCATATTCACATTTAATTGAAACTCTTGGTCTTCCAGAAACCACATATAATGAATTCTTAGAATATGCGGAGATGAAAGAGAAGCATGATTATCTCATGGATATTTCGGCGAAGAATACCACTAAAGAAAATACTGCTACACATATTGCTGTATTCTCTGCGTTCACCGAGGGTATGCAACTATTCTCATCGTTCATCATGCTTCTGAACTTTCCTAGAAACGGAAAGATGCGTGGAATGGGCCAGATCGTCACCTGGTCGATTGTGGACGAAACTCAACATTGTGAATCTATGATTAAGTTGTTCCGTACATACATCGAAGAAAATCGTGAGATTTGGACGGACGAACTTAAAGGTAAGATATATACGATTGCTGAAAGAATGGTCCAACTTGAAGATCAATTTATTGATTTGGCTTTTAATTTGGGTGAAATGGAAAATCTGACGGCATCGGATGTTAAGCAATATATTAGATATATTACTGATCGCAGACTCATTTCATTAGGACTAAAAGGTATTTTTAAAGTAAAGAGAAATCCTTTACCTTGGGTTGAAGAAATGATTAACGCTCCGACACATACAAACTTTTTCGAAAACCGAGCAACCGATTATGCTAAAGGTGCCCTATCAGGAGATTGGTCGGATGTTTGGGCTAATTAATAATAATAAAAGGAAAAATTATGACAGACAAAATAATTTCAGGAGAATGCTTAAATTGTGAATCTTCTTATACTGTAGAATATACAGAAGAATTAGTTTCTGAAGAATTTCCAGAATGTTGTCCTTTCTGTGGCGAATTCATCGATGAACTAACTGAAGCGGTAGATGAAGACGAAGAAGAAGATACTGATGATGTAAATAAATGGGACTAAATTGGCATTTTCAAGAATCTGAATTTACTGAAGATCAAATTCTTGATTATTGCGGATTTGTTTATGTGATTACAAATCTTACCAATAGTAGAAAATATATTGGTAAGAAGATGTTTCATTTTTCCAAAACCAAACAGGTCAAAGGCAAAAAGAAGAGATACAAAGTCCAGAGTGACTGGCAAACTTACTATGGTTCCAATGAGGAATTGAAAAAAGATGTTATACTACTTGGAGTAGAATCATTCTCTAGAGAAATCCTACATCTGTGTAAGTCGAAAGGTGAATGCAGTTATTTGGAAGCAAAAGAACAATTCCATAATAATGTTATGGAAGGAAATGATTACTATAATACTTGGATAATGGTGCGAGTTCGTAAATCACATATTAAGGATTATAATGATAGAATTTCCAGAAGAAATGAAGAAGTGCAAGTATGATGTATTGTTTTTCCTACCAGGATCGAAACAAGAAACTATACATCTCGAACAGCAAATATATAAAAAACCCGGTAAAAAATTAGATGGCTCTGCACTAGGAGATGCTTATCATATTGTATTATTTA